AATCTGCTACAACAACTTCTCTTCTTATAAATTCAGCATCAGATGGTTTTATCAGATTTCCTTCTAAATCAAGAACTCTTGCATCAACTCCATATAATACTTTGAATAATATTTTTATGGATTCTTCAATACCTTTTGACTGATAAAAAGAACGAGCAAATTTGATAAAGTTACCAATATCTAATTTAGGTGAAAAATCGTTATTTTCTAAACCAGGTAAATATGTTTTTTTTAATTTTTTGAAAAACTCTTGTATGAATAATACAGATAAATTTTGTATTTCCGTTCCAGAGGTATGTGTAGATGCTATAGTATCATCAAATACTACGTGTTCACGATTAATTTCTAATAAGGATGATGAGATTCCAACATTAAAACCAGATACACCACTAAAACCACGTATACAACCTGTAAATGATGTAGAAGTTATGCCAGTATAAGATATTATTTCATCATCAATTTTGATTAATCCATATTCATCTGGAAAACCTTTAGTTGAAGGTACATTAATAGTTGTATCAGTCGTAGATATATCAGATGTAATTGAAGTAACTCCAACTACAACTTCAGATGTTAAATTTTCAATCTTATTATACTGATCAAAATTACTGATAATATCAACAGCACCACCTTGAAACTCTTGAGAAATATAATATTGCTTTAAAAATTCAGCAGCCTTTGGAAAGTCAGTTAACACAAATTCGGGTAACTGATTTTCAATAATCGTACTAACTTTTATTCTTTTGTCATACTGCGACATAAATTATTTCCTCTCTAAATCTCCATTAGAGTAACTCGATGTGTAGTAATCTCGTGTAAATACAACTCCTGAAACATCTTCACCTGAAGCAATTACGTCTTTGAGAGTATTTATTGTGCTTTTGGATACGTCAAAATTAAGATATAAATCTTTCAATCCAATTACATCATTTGATTCTGGAAAGGCTTGAACTTCAATTATATTATTTTCACTTACAGTTGATGTTATGTTTATTGTGTTTAGTATTACTTCTCCTTTTTTATAATCAACTATACCCGCATCTTTTACTAGTACAACTTGTTGATTCTTATTATTTTTGGAAACAACACTTAATGTTCCTTTTAAACTTCCATCAAGATTACCTACAATATCTTTATTAGGAATATCTGTAAGATAAGCTATATTTGTAAAACCATTAATGGTGAATCCAGTGCTTTTTATATTGTATCCTGCTGGATTAATATAAAAACGATTTCCAAAACAAAGTTCATATTGAGCGAATTGATTTAGAAGTGCTTTCATATCCCTTCTGACAATCACTTTTGTAATATTAGATGTGATTCCATTATCAACACGATCAATAAGTGTGCTAACCTTACTATATTTAAATCTTCCACCAAATTTATTAAGTTCTACATTATTTGCATAGTCATTTAATGAACTTACAATATTGGTTCTTAAAGATGTTGCTGAATCAACTTGAGCAGGGTTGTAGTAAATATTTGATTCTATTTCTACATATAGTATTTTTAAATCAACTATTTCAGAATTTATACCAGCGATAGCGTAACTCTTCAATTTATTTTTAATTTGAGATTTATCAAAATCTGACACAAATGTACCATTCTTTGGTTTAATACTGATTTGAACTTTACCAAATTGAGGTGGGTCTAATTCTTCACCACCTACAACTGCAACAGATTCTGTTTGAGGGAAAATTGTACCTATTATTGCCTCATAATCTCTTGGTGTAACTGCTCTATATTGTGCTGAATAAAGTCTTGGAGCAAAATACTTAATAGAAGACACATCTTCAACTTCGGCACCGTTAGAAGCGTTTGAGACGGTGCTTATTGTAACATTATCAGTAGGTGTAAAGAATGAAAACGTACCATTTGATTCAGGTTTTTCAAATGTTCCTTGAAAACTAAATTGTGATGGACCATTTCCATCTTGACCATCAGTTACAAGATATTTTGCAGTTATTATTTGAGCATTTTCTAATTTCCTTCCAAATAACCCATCACCAAATAATATTTCATATTTTTCATCTTGAACCTCTTGTGCAAGGAAGATTTCAGAGTTTTTATCAATGTTTAAAATATTATCTACCATTGCGTATTTTCTTCCAAGTGTAGTATCACCTGGTCCTTTAACATATACTCTCAAAGTTGAACTATCAATATTTGGACTATCAATAATAAATCTTTGATCTTGTGAAGTATCTACACGAAAAACTCTTTGAAGCATAGTTCCTTCATAAACACTAATTTCATCATCAAATTTAGCAAACGATGTGCCACCTATATCTACAACTCTAGTTGATGAAATTTCTTCTGGTATTGAAAATCTATAAGTTGTATTAGCAACATTTCCAACACAAACTAATCCTGGACGGAGATTAAGGAACTTTGGAGTACTATCATTTGTTGCACCTAAATTTACATCACTGAGTTTTATTCTAGCAATTGCAGCGGTTTTAGAACGTGGTACATAACCAATAGTTCTTGCGAGTGAAACGACATTTTCACGAACTGTGGCAGAATCTAAAAAAGATTCATTTGCAACCAAGTTAGCATTAAATGCATTAATATAAGAATTATATGCTAAAGTGTCAATTAAAACAGAAAAATTAGAACCTTCAAAATCAAAATCAGAGAAATTTGAGTTTGAACGCAAAAAATCTTTAATCTGTGTTTTGATTTGATCAAAATCTAAATTTGTAAACTGTGTAAAAGGCATATTATCTCGTTGGTTCTAGTATGAAATCAAAAGATTGTACAGGAGCTTCCATTCCTACAATTTCAAAAAGCACTTTTACGTCAATAGCGTTTGAATCTGGTCTTGCATCAACCTCAACACCTATATCACCTACTCTTGGTTCGTAATTTCTTATTGTTGTACGAACCATATCTTCAATTATCATTACAGAAGAGCCAGAAAAGTTATCAAATAACATTTCCCGTATTGGAGTACCTAAATTTGAGTCAAAAAACCTCTCTGAAGGTATTGTTTCAACCAAATTTCTAACCGATCTAACAATCGCTCTTTCATTTGCAAGAATTGGGATATCTTTTGTCACTGGATGTGGTTCAAAAGACAGACTTATATCCTTAAATCCCTTTGATTTTGCCATTATTAATGCTTTTAGTTTTATTTATACCCATTACCTCCATCTTTTTCCCTCTACCCATCCAACTAAACTTTTTCTAACTCCTGACTCTACAGGTGAAACTCGATGTGGAGTTCTTGAATCAAAAATTATTACACTACCTTGACTTCTTGGTGCTTTAAATTTGAATTTACTATCGTCAAAATCTGCAAATTCAAGATTTCCACCAGTGTACTCTTCGTCTTTTGACAGTTGAACTGTAAAACTTAACTTTCTAACTGTTTCATTTGGCTCGTTAATATCAGCTATATCCATATCTGTATGCCAATCATAATGATCACCTTCATTATAAATTGTATATTGTAGTAATTCATTTTCAATATGTGAAATATCATATAAAAAATTATCTCTGTTCGCTTTCATAATGTAATACCATAAAAATCCCCCAATCCAATGAGATGTTGGAACCCAACAATGTTTACTTTTTCTTACATTATCCTGTATATTTGGTTCTTTTACATTAATTAAGGAATCAATAAAAATATTTTTATCGATTTCATCAAGATTGTCAATAATATCCTTAATTAAATTTTCTGGTATTCGAGTTTCATACCAACAACACGTATTTGCCATTATCTTGCATAGTCATTCATTACATAATCATTAGAATCAAAGTATTCTAGCACCCAAAAGGCAACACATCGTGGATTTTTCGCTCCACAAGTAAAAATATCGAAAGAAACACACCCTTTTTCTGGCCAAGTGTGACAAGAAAGGTGACTTTCACCTAAAGTTAGGTTAACAGTGACTCCATAAGGGTCAAATTGATGCGTATAAGTGTTTAAAACCTTCACTCCTTCAATTTTACAGGCATCAACGCACACTTGTTCAATTTTATCCCTATCATTTAACTTATCAAAGGGTACATTATACACTTCAACGAGTAAATGTGTGCCCATATGAGCGTTTTTTACATGTTTCATCCTAATTCTGGTTCAATATTGATGTCTACATTGCCTGTTTTTGGTTCAAACGGTTTTCTTTCCTCTTTTTCTTCGACTTCATTGCGTTCTTTTGCTGTTTTCCAGAAATAATTCTCTTCTGAACCCAATCCATCACGGTCATGACCGTTTTCAACTTG